CGCATTGATTGCAGTGAGAGTGACAACCCCTAAAGTATTAGCCGCAGAAGTTGGATTTCTGGTCGCGTCTGCCGTAACAGCTGCTGTAATCGAATCGGCAACTGCAGTTTGATCATCGCCGCTTGCTACTGCGACTGATAATTTGTGATTTTGTTCAGAGCCAATGGTGACAAATAGTTCGCCAGCTTCGGTGGCTGTTCCAACCACGGTAATTGTACCGGTAGCATCAACGCCTGATCCGTTATCATCCAATGCTATTGCATCGAATTGAGTGACGTCATTTAATAGTCGTGCTGCGCGGATCATTGCGGCTATTTGTGAATTAGCCCCGAATAAAGTATCCCACGAATTATCGTTTTGGATGTTTTGTTGAAGTTCACCGGCTGTTGCGGTACCTGCCGCAACTTTCTGTCCAATAAACAGTACTTTTTGAGCTTGATTGGCAACCGTAGTAAGCGCACTTACAATGTTGACCGTGGTCTTTGGGTTCGCTTGTATGGTCATTCTTCAATCTCCTGGTTGATTTTTTTAACTGTTTTCTTGGCTGCTTTCTTAACAATAGATACGCAGTTATCAATTTCTGAATCTTTTAATCGGTCTCTCCAAAACTTGCTAATAGGAATACCGTCTTTTGCATCAATCGTGATAACAGAACCTTTTTTATATTGTAAAAAGTCTTTGTTAATGGATAATTTTAATTTGCTACATTTACACATAAAGTTCTCACGGTAATGGTTCGTCATCTAAATCAAGAGATGCGAGTAATGTTTCTGTTCCTAACGTCGTATCCATATTTAATTGAATATCTCTAAATGCAACATTGAAATCTGGATCAACAATATCATCATTTGTAATGTCTGTTAATAGCTGGAAATTAAAGCCGTGGATATAAACCGCTCCGTCATAACTTTCTATTCCATCCCCTAAATACATTAAAGAAGATCCATTCTGTCCATTTAGATTGCTATCAAATTTTACACCAACTAGCCCTTTAAGTAAAAGGGCGCGTACATCGACCATTGTGTCTCGCGATTCTCTCCCTGATAGTTGCTTGGTTGTGTTGTCAAAAACATAAACCGACATATTCTGAATTAATTGCTGTCGCATGTCGCCGCTTCGAGCCGCCGAGCTTATCGAATCATTTCTAGTCGACCTATCTTTTGATGCGTTGCCGTCTTCTAAAACAACAAACGCCCACAGGTCGCCGACCGTTTGCTTGGTGTACATTGATATCGCTTTCTCAAGTGTAGCTGATCCGGACACTCTTAAATCTGAATGAATTAATATTGTTCCCGTCGCGGCTTCTGTTAATGCCTGAGATAACTCATAGGTAAATGATGAGGCGGTTGGAACTGTCGTTATAGTTTGCAGCCCGTTATAACCGAAAGGACTCCCGGGTTCTTCAAGCAACATTGATCCGGTGCCTGTTGTTGGTCCAGAATCAGCGACTGTAAAAGTAAAAGTTTTTCTATTGACTTGATTAAGAAATGGAAAAGTCCCATTAAATTCAGATTCACTTGCACCAGATAAAGTTACATTCTCAAAAAAACCATCGGTGAGATCGTGTGGCGTTAAGGTGATAGCCGTGGCCACTGTTCCAGATCGACTGATCGAGGATATTTCAATCGGTGCGAAAGCCCCGCTAATAGCGACCACTCTCCCTACAGGAAAGCCGTGAGCCGAAGAGGTTAAAACCGTGGCAGTTGTTCCGCTTGGGGTTATACTGACCGCTGTTGCCGACGTTGTAAACAGATTAGTTATCTGTGGCAAAATCGCTAACAGTTGATTGATAACCTCTGATGCTTTCACGTTAACTCTGCTTCCAATGATGAATCAAAAAATCTTTGTGCGTCTTTTTCAGTTGATTTTACGGTATTGCCGACACCTGGTCTAGCGTCCATTTTTTTAGTGCCATCTTCTAAAAATTCAGCGTAAGGTGCGCCATCTCTGATCCCAAACTCCATAGTTTCCGAGCCTTTAATTTGAAATCCAATATTTTTTCTATAATTACCTGAACGGTTAGCCGGCGTTTCACCTGCTGCCGATGCTCTATGTCTTCTGAGTCTACCAGTCTTAGTTCGACCATTGCGATAAATCCGACCAGTTCTATTTCTTTTGATGACTTCTTTTCTTAAATTCATCTGAAGTAATCGACCTAATCTGAAAAAACCTTGGCGAATACCTTGACGCGTATTCTCATCAATATTTTCTAATGACAATAAAATATCTTTATTAGAGCTCGCCTCTTCTAATTTCATGCTTCATTGGCCGCGTTTGCGGTAGTTCCTCTGTTGGTGCATTTTAATAATAACCATTCGTCACGCTCCTCAAAATTTTGAACGTCAAGAATATCTAGCCTCTCACCATTGAATAATACCCACGTTTCTGCTGTTATCCCAGGTAGAAATCTGATAGTTATTCTATGCGTAACGTTAATATCTGTGTTAGTACCATCAAAAATCGTTTCACCGTTAACCGTTTCTATTTTTGCCCATACGTCCGGAGTATCAACAATGAATGTCTCAGTAGCATCGACTCCTGACGACGGCGCGGTCAGAGTCCGTTCTTGAAGATCGATAACATTATTTAAATCGCCAATGCAGATTTTTCGGTGCTTTCTTTTTAATCTGACGCATCTAGGCATAATTTACCCCCAGGCCACAGAAAGACGAATGCTAATACCATTCGACAAAATATTTTTTTTATTCGATGAGACCCTGTAATCTCTATCTCTTAGAGCTGACACTATATCGTCTAAACTAACATAGGAACTGTCCGATTGTTTAATCATTATTATATCAGATTGCATTTCAGCCTCGAGAGTTAAGACGGCTACATAACCCCCCAAAAGGGATATTCGAGATATCTCTGAGTTGATCACATTGATTATTAAGGTTTCAAATATAATTCCGTCAGCAGGTTTGTTTGCTATTGACAATGTTGTTGCATTTCCTGCAGTTTGAAGCGTCATCATAAATCCTCTTGCCAGGTTCCGGAAGCCTGCATATCTGCTGCAGCACCACTAGAAACTCGTGCAGCAATAGAAAAGAATTGGCCTGGTAATGCCGTAAAATCCAAATCCGCGCGTTCATTAAATTGTATTACTTCGGATGATCCAGCCGCCACTGTTAGCGTACCAATCGCTACACCTCCGGAGACCGAAACACTGTCGGTTGCAATCTCCATAATTGAATTATCTTTATCTACATAGGTAAAATTAACATCTCCACCAAAGGTTGGATTTGCCACTATCTCAAAAATAGCCGCCTTATTTGCATCCGTCGATGCGGTAGCTAATAACGGAAATACTTCTGCTCTGTTAACCTTTCCTCCAAAATGTATTCTATTTCTGAATGCGATAATATTGGTTAAAGTTAGTCCTACGGATAGCTGATTATTGCTATCAGATCTTGGCGGCGTGTTTCTTTTTATTTTTCCTTCAACGAATGCGCCTGCTGAAGATCCTTGAATAGTTAAATTTGTAGTGTTGCCTAAATTCTGTGCAAACCAGCCAACCCTGAAAGCTGGGTTACTAACGCTTGGTACTGTATTTAAATTGGCGAATCTAATTATGTGAACTAATATGAAATCGCCTGTTTTATTATCTTCTACAAAAAATTTAATTGCGCCAAATCCCAAATATTGATATTGGATTGCATACACATTGCCTTTCAATGGATCTAAGACGTCCGCAGTATCTCCGGTTAGCATTGTGTCTATATTCCACGAGCTTTGAAAGAAAGGCTCAACAATAGCCGGGGTTCCAACCGTTATCTGTACCCATGCCGCAACCGCTGTCGCACTTGAAAAAGCAAAACTACCAGCAACTACAGGGAGTAATGCTTGAGCCACCACCTGATCGTTGTTTGCCGTGAAGCTGTAATTGGAAACTTGCGCGTTAAGACTTGCTGATATCTCGAGAGCATTATGTTGAACAGTTCCTACAGTCAACGGAACACTGAAAGCGAATCCGTCAACTGTTACGGTAGCCGTTTCAGAACCTGCTGCAGGCGTTGTTACAGTCAGCTCTTGAGCTTCGCTTTCCCCGTTATGAGCATGGAATATACCAAAGTTCTCACCAAGAAACCCAAAGACAAACGAATTCTCGGCAGTTACAAGCCCCGCTGCTTGTTGGCTATTTGCTACACCGACAGAAAATACAGCCGTGAATCGCGCAATAGCGCCTTGTCCCGGCCTATATTTTAGTTGTCGCAGCGACAATATACTCCCTAACCCATCTGCCGCTGTACCAGTTTGAGATGTAAACTTATTATCTACAATAGAGTTAGAGCCAGACGACGCGCTATCGGTGACAGTTAAAGTCTGACCTAATAATCCGTACTCTGCGCTAATTTGAGTTACAGGTGTGTAAGATTCTGAAATCAAGTCACCAAAAGCAGTCTTTGGTAAGTTTTTGACTATAACCTTGAGTTCTGTGGTTTCACTTGGAGATGTTTCAAAAGAGGCCAGCCATTTATCGCGGAGGACAGAATCCATTATTGGTTCAATACCGGTCGATAGGAATACATTACTATCTCTAAGTACAGAGCGACCCCAAATAGCATCGGTTCCGGTTAATGAAAATCTAACAAGATCCCCAGGCCGTAATTTGTGACCAACAGTAATTGTTGTTTCAGGCTTATCGGTGGTTTCTTGTAAAAGAATATCTCGATCGCCAAAATTACTAATAGTACCAATTGCACCAATATTAATTTTTGTCCAGCCATTAGTTGATATTGGTATTCGTACAGTCATTTAACAAACTCTTGTTATTCTAAATTGTCCGTATATTGATTTAACACCCGATAACTGTGCTGCAGATTCACAATCGTCTCCACAATCGCCACGATTATAATACCAATGCGCAACATGTCGCTTGATTGCTGATTCGATATTGTCGCCACAATTAAATGCTTTGGTAACAAACTCCACAGTAATAGCCTGTTCGCGATTATCGGTATCGGTTGGCCAACTCTTATCTTCAAATAATAAAATTTCTGAATTCTGAGTATTCTTTTTCAAGTAATAATCAGTTGATGGGACAGTTGTTTCAACGTCGCTCACCAAATGCTTAACAGATGTAATGGTATTTACGGGGTCGCGTTTTAATAAAATACGGTCGTTTGCAGGAAAACAATCCATTAAAAGATTCCAGGTAATAGCTCTGAAATCTCGCCCGGTATATTTTTCGCCCCACTTAGTCGATGCGTCAATCATGACTTGAATTAAAATATCATCTATTGTGTTGGAAACCTTAAGATAAGATTTCATATCAGCCAGAAGTACAGGCGACGCGACTTGAGAGACGAACACATAAACTTCAGATTGAGGAACAACCGTATGCGTCATCTCTTTGTAGCTCTGCGCTTATCTTTTTTTGCTGGATTTTCTTCAGCTCTAGCCTTGTCAACTTTTGGCGCTGCTTTTTCTTCTTTTACTTCAACAGCTTTTCCCTGCAGTATCGCTACATGGCCTAGATCATCAGATACGGTGTAAGTTTTGCCCGCTTTAACATTTAGTATTGGCGCGTTCGGAATGACGGGATCACCCCAATCGCCAGACTCAATAAATTTAACTTTCATTGTGAACTCTCCTAAAAAATAACCCCCAAATTGAGGGTTATTTGCATTTTCAGCTTATATATTATTCAGCAGATGGGGCAGTTTTAGGATTACCTAAAATAGCTTGGGCTGAAAAGTTAGTGCCGCCAGTAGTGGTGCCAGCACTCACAATAGATAAGCGCTGGAACTGCTTCTTGCCAATTGAACCGACACGAAGAACAGAGTCATCATCTGCGGCAACAAAACCAGTTAAAACACCTAGAATATTAGCGGTTGGTACAACTGTTGACCCGGTGAAGCCAACAACGTCCGCTTCTTCAAGCAATAAAGCATAAGTACCATCTGTGATTGTTCCGCTTTGAATTGAAAACTCAAGAGATTCAAAACCAAGCGTATCAATAACTGCGCCGACTGTGGTTGTATTGGTCGTGATATTCTGAACTGCTAAAGCAATCGAGGTTTTCACGTTACTATGTAAATCTTTTTCCATGATGTTATCCCCTTATGGAATGACTTAAAAACGGGGCGCCTAAACCCCATCAAAATTAAGCTGTGATTGTTAAAGTCTTAAAGGCTTCAGGAAGAGTTACTTTGCCTGTGTTCCATCGATTAATTGTGAATTCCACAATAGCCTTTTTCTTTTGCGTCAACTCATCGCGAATCAAACTAATGCCTGTTCGATCAACAATTGTATAGCCGCGCTGGAAATCAGCAAACACGATTGGTCGATTAGTAGCTGCGATATCGGGCATATCCTCTAAAATGATGTAAGAGAAGCCGTTCAACGTATTTGCTACCGGGCCATTCATACCTGGCTGCCATAAGAAAACACCGTCAGTAGACTTTAATGTTCGTAAGGTCGCAAGTGTTCGACGATTTAGGCCATACATCGGATTGTAGCCGACTTTAAGATCACCGGTTAGCAAGATAACATCGTCGGCAACTAATGCGCCGCCTGCTGTACCAACACGCGAATCAGCAAGAATAGTTGCATTAGTCATAAAGCCTTCTGGTACTTTGAAGCCAGAACCAACAACAAACCCGTTACCTTCCCCTTGTGCGAACGCTTCACCAGCATCACTCATGATTTCTGATTCCATATCGAAAGCAGAATCCATCAACATATCTTTGGTGATTGGCACCGTGACTGTTTGACGGAAAGCGGTCAGTGTTTCGTTACTGTAATCTGAAGTACTATCGTCGCCGGTATCGGCTTCGCCTTCATAGGTAGCAATCAGCAAATTATTTCGAACAGGGATTTCAAGTGATTTATTGCCAACGGTACGAACTCTGGCAACCTGGCGAACATTACTAATTTCAGTAATTTTCTTTAAGATGACATTATCGAACTCGGGATCATCAACTAAATAACCGCCTTCAACATCACTATCTGTACGAAGCAATGCTTTCTGTTCGTCTGGAAGTTCTCGGCCTTCACCGATCTGACAAAAACGATTTAACGCTTTGTATTCATCTTTTTCTTTGTAGTTGACATTTTTCTTGCCATTACCAGATTGAGCCATTGAAATTTCAAGAGCATTACAGCGCTCTGTCATTTCTTCAAGTTCTTTCTTTTGTTGGTTAGCGGCAAGTGCTACTTTTTGATTAGCTTCTTCCATGATATCCATGGCAGTATTGATTTTCTCAATCTTTGCTTTGGATTCAGCGGTGTCCGCATTTTTGGATTCAACGGCTGAACGTAATTCAGTGACCGCCTCCATTACTTCTCTATTATCGTCTGACATTAGTCATTACCTCGTTGGTTTAGTGAATACCTTCGGTAATGACCTCCCGTCACCACAACTAACGACCTCCCGCCGTTAGAGCTTGGTTGGTTTAAGCAACCGCAGTTGCGGTTTTCTTAAGTAATTCTATTAGTTCTTGATTTGATTCTCGCTGTTTGATGGCTTTCGATGCCATTTTAAGAGATTCTATTAAGTCGGAATCATCTTTTTTTTGATTTTCTTTTTGCTGTTTAACGATCATCTTAGCAGCGTCATCACTAAAACCGTTAGCCTTTAATGCTTTTTCCAGCTCTCTAGGAGTCATTTTATCAATATCCGAAGCATTAAACTTTTTCTTTACCTGCGTGATTTGTGCTGCTGGATTCATCGGCTCATCAACGATAGAGCCCTCCCAAATAGTCG